CTGCGCGATCGTCTGCGCCGAGGTCATCCGCGCGCCGAGGCTGCCGAAGGTGCCGGACGCGCCGACGGTGCGGGCGCGCTCGGGCAGGCCGCGCTCGCCGAACATCTGCGCGAGGGCGCGTGATCCCGCGTATTGGCCGAACGCAAGTTCATCCAGCCGCTTCTTGTCTTGGTCGAAGACTTCCGAGCCGACCAGCGGCGTGCGGTCGCTGAAGAACATCGTGCGCAGGACGCTGCCGAGCCCCTGCAGGACAGGGTTCTGCGCCAGCGCCGCGGCGCCCGCGCCGGCGCGGACGATGCCGCCGGCCGCAGCGAAGCCGCCGAGCGCGCCGCTCAGTCGCTGCCGGAGGTCGCGCGCCCCCTCACGGATGAAGCGGCCGACGATGCTGGAACTGGCGGCGAGTTGCGCATTGCCGAGGAAGGCGTCGAAGGCGTCCGTAAACTGCTCGCGGCGGTTCGGGCGCTTGCGTCGCTGCAACTCCCGCCCGGCGATGCTGCCCATGGCGCCGGCCGCGCCGCCAAGATCGCCGCGCGCCACGGCGAACCCGTAGCGCGTTGAGTCGACGAGGTCGCCCAGCTCGGAGACCAGCTCGGCGATGGCGTCGATCGCGCCGCCGACCGCTCCGACAACGGTACGCATGGCGGTGATGATCTGCGGCGCGAGTTGCTGGGCGATCTGGCCGAGCCCGGCCATGCGCTCGGCAAGGCTGGCGATGAACGGCGCGAACTCGATCGCCAGCCGCTGGAACAGCCCCTGAAAGGACGCCTTCATGCGGTCGATGGAGTCGTTGGCGATCTCGACCTTGGCGGCGTCGACGCGCGAGAACAGCACGCCCGCGCGCTGCGCCTCGTCAGCCATCTCGCGGATGCCCGCGCTGCCGCCCTCCAGGACGGCCATCAGTTCCATGCCCTGCTTGCCCAGCAGGTCAGTCGCCACGGCCGCGCGCTGCGCGTTGTTGTGCAGCTTGCTCATGCCGTCGGCGATCATCTCCAGCCGGCGCTGTGGTCCGGCGGCGACGATGTCCTCCAGCTTGATGCCCATCATGCCGAGGGCTTCCAGGGTCTCCTTGCTCGGGTCGCCCAGGTTCTTGTTCAGCTTGTCGAGCGCGCCGGCCATCGTCTCGGCGCTGGAGCCGGCGAGATCGGCGGCGTACTGAAGCGCGCCGACCTCCTCGGTCGTGCCGCCCAGGCGGTCCGCCAACTTGGCCGTCTGGTCGATCTTGTCCGCCCCCAGCTTCGTGAAGAACGCGCCGACCGCCGCAGTTGCGCCGGCGATGACGGACGTCCACTTGGCGATGCTGGCAATGCCGCTCGTGAACGAGTCGGTAAAGCCCTGCGTGGCGCCGGCGGCCTTTTTCATCGCCGCTTGGTACTCGGAGATATTCGCCGACAACTGGACCGCGAGCGCTGCGATGTTAGCCATCACGCGCCCCCGATCCTGAGCGCCGCGGCGAGACGCGCCTGCATCTCCTCCGGGGTCTGGTCTGGACGGTCGAACTCGGGCATGAAGTCGGACGGCTTGAAAGGCGCGGCTCCGGCAGCGCGGTTGGCATTCGCCACGACGGACGCGATGATTCCGGCGCGCAGGTCCGCACGACTGTCGCCGAAGGGCTCCAGCTGGTAGAAGGCTTGCCACTCCGCGAACTCGCGCGCGTCGATCGTGGCTTGCGCCTCACGGACAGTCCTTCCGAGGGCTAGGGCGAGACGGAACCAGAGCCGGCGCTCGGGCCGGCTGCGGAGTTTCCCAGGGCTTCCTCCACCGAGGCATCGCCCTGCATGGCGTTGTGCTTCAGTGCCGCATCCACCACGCGGTCGAGCACGCGCGCGGGCTGCTTGCCCAGCGCGACGGCGTCGGCGTCCTGGAACAGACGCTCGCCGTTTTCCTTGCTCGCCACCAGCGCGACGAACCAGCCGCGGAAGTTGGAGAAGTTGCGCTTGCCGCTCTTGTCCGGCATCAGTCGCGCGTCGAAGGCGTCGCGCTCCGAGCCGCTGAGCGTGCGGACGTAGACGCGCCCGCCCCACTCGGGCACGTCGACCGGCGCCGTGGTGACGGGGTTCGACGCGAGGATGGACTCGCGGGACAGGTTCACGGGATCACGCCCCCGGTGTTGACGATGTGGAGACGGATCTTGTTCGAGCCGATGCCCGTGCCGACGAGCGACCGGCGATAGCCGCTGGTCGTGACGTCGGCGGTCGGGCAGATGCCGCCCGCGGTGGCGCTGACGATGTAGACGGTGCCGTTCGCGGGCGCGGCGCCGGCCCCGATGGTCACGTCCCCGCCGGTGGCGTAGACCACCGGCTGGCTGCTCGACGCGCCGACCAGCGCGACGCCAACGATGGCCGCTTCCGCCGCGGTGCCGTCGGCCTGCGCGAGCTTGAGCGTGTTCGTCGAGCTATCGAGGTAGAGCGCCTGGCCGGCGGTGATGGTCGCGCCGGCGGTGCCCTGCGCCTGGACGGTCGAGTCCGAGACGGGCAGGACCTGCGAGGCGGTGATGGTGAGGTCTGCCATGGTGTCAGCTCGCTGCCGTGATGGTGACGCCGCCGCTGATCTTCAGCGTCAGCGAGGCGGTCATGAGTTCGTCGATCGCGACGGACGGCGAGTAGCCGGTGCAGAACGCGGAGAAGACCCAGGTCGCGGCGTTGGTCAGCCCGGACGGGATCGGCCAGGTGATCGTGATCGTCTCAGCCGCGGCCGCGATCGGCGGCGTCAGCGACGGGTCATGATGCACGCTCAGGGTCAGCTCGCCGCGGTCGACCAGATCGCCCGGCATGAAGGTGCGATTGCTGGTCGTGCTGAGGTGAGTCGTCTCCACGCTCGCGCGCGAGAAGCCCGGACCGTCGATGCTGGCGACGCGCGCGCTGAAGCCGCTCGTGCCGAACGTGATCGACGTCCCGGTTCCTACATCCTGGATCGGCACAGCGGCCCCCTATCGGGTGACCGTCTCTGCCTGCACGACTTGGTACGTCTGCGTCTGCACCCACACGCCGGCGTCGGTGCCGTCCTGGGGTGACTGCACGTCGCCGGATTCGCTTTCCAGCGCGACGTGACGGAGATACGTAGTGTCGCCGGCCACGGTCACGCCGCCACGGTAGGCGTCGAGACTGAGCCGAACGAGGTTCGCGAGTTGGGACCCAACGGCTTCATCGGTCGCCACAACGTCGACCTGCACGTTCGACCACGCCACTTCCGCCGCGCCGCGCAGGTGGTGCTGGCGCCGACCGCCGACTTGCGACAGGACGACGAACGGCATCGCCGCGGCCTGGGGCGCGTAGCCGATGAAGACCCGCTCGCCGATGCGCAGCGACACGTTTGGGTTGCGGGCGATCAGCGCGCGCAGGGCCTGGACGGCGGACACGCTCATGCCTTCCCCTTCAGCTTCTCCAGCCGCTTGATGGACCGGGCATGCTCGCGCTCGATGGCAGCGGCGTACTCGGCGCGCAGGACCGCCGTAATCGTCGGAACCAGACCGTCGAAGGCCGGGCGCATGAACGGCTTTGCCGGGACGAAGCCGGCGGCCACGCCCAACTTGCGCTTTTCCAGGCGCGCGCGGCGGCGCCCGGCCTTCAGTGTCTCGCCTGAGCGCAGTAGTGTCGTGCCCTTGCGCGCGACGCGGTGGCCGTACTCGACAAGGTGCGCGTATTTGCTGGGGATCTGCCGCCTGCGCTGCTTCGTGACGGGGTCCACGGTCTCCTGCATGACGTTGGCGCGCGCGCCGACGACGGTCGCCACGACTAGCTTTTTGGGGTACAGCTTCGTCTTGATGCCGATGCTGCGCCGGAGAAGCCCACTGCGCCGCGCGGCCAGCGACTTCGCCTTCTGCACGACCGGCCGCATCGCCTTCGCGTTGGCTGCGCGGGCGACGCGACGGAACACGGCCGGCGGTAGCGCCTTGAGCGCTTTGACGAGATCCTCGCCGCGCGCGAACGTCATCTTGACTTGAGCGCTAGGCATTTGCCGGCGTCTCCTCGACGGCGAAGCACTCCCACATCTCGCCGTCCTCGTCCGGGTTGATCGGCGGCCCGGCGATGTGCAGGATGCGCCCGCCGAAGTTCAGTCGGTGGCGCTCGGTCAGGTTCGGGAAGGCTTGGTAGCGCAGCGTGATCTTGTGCGTCATGTCGCCGACGACCTGATTCGCCGTCAGGCGCTCGCGCGCGCGGATCGGCTCGACGGCGGCCCAGACTTCGCCGACGGTCTGCCAGACCTTCGTGACGCCGCCGCGCTCGTCGCGGGCGTCCGCGGGGCTCTCGATGATGACGCGGTGCTTAAGG